TTTTTCTTTGTTATAAGTAATTACACTTAGTCCGCCCAATTTATTATTTCCTTGATGAATGTCTCCTGTGTAATATGGGTTTGGGTTATTACTACATCCTGTTATGTGCCAAGCGCCGTCCCCGCAATTATCAACAATATTTTTCAAAGCATCATCGTGCGCAAAATAATCGTCCATACACATGATATGGATTAGATCTCCTTTTGTTTTACGCACACCGCTATTAATATTATGACCAACAACACCGTCTTCGTTTACTATGACTTCATAGTTCTTATACGATTGCCTGTCAATACTTTCCAAACATCTTTTTAGAAAAAATTGCGCATTTTCCATGCCTGCATAATAGGGAACCACAATGGAAACCAAAATATTATTCATGTTTAATATTTTCTCTTATCTGTGTGGTTGATAAATCAGACAAGTTATTACGTTTAGGGAGTACAGCAACATACATGTTTGGAAATCTTTCAGCCTTAGCGCCAGCATTTTTGTCATCTGAAGTAACTGCGAGTATCTGATATTCACCACTGTCTCCATACTTTGCAAAGTTAAACACTGGGTCAACATCTGAACTAGGTAACACAAAATCAATCCACTTAATTGACTCAAGCAACTTCTTCTTATGATCATCAGGGTAAGCCGCTTTTCTGCCTTTAGAAAGTTTAATCACTTCTTCACTCACAAAACACACCGAAAGACTATCTCCTAGCTTACGGGCATCTTCAAAGAACTGGATGTGCCCACCGTGTAAAATATCGTATGTTCCAGAAACAAGTACTTTTATATTCTTTTCCATTCTTTAGGACATTTAGTTCTTTCAACACCGTCTGTATACCACGCCAAAGGCGCTATAATGGCTCCAGACGAAAGATATGCTCCCCACCAAGAGAAAGAGCTGTTAGCGATAATCACACCCTTACAAGCGCTCATTCTATCCATGTCTTCAATCTCAGTGAACCCTTCTGAAAACTCACAGTCTTTGAATATTTTTTGTTCCTTACACCAAGGAATATCATCAGAAAATACAAGAAACTTTGAGCCGGGGAACTCTGCCATTGCTTTCTGGTAATAATCAGTCTTTGTTAGATCAACATAGAAAGGATGATCTACGTAATCTCCACGCCTAACATGAATAGCCACCTTATCTAACTTAGGATGGCGTGGTCTAAACATGTTCTTGATCTCCTCAGCGTAATCTTCAAAATAGACAGGATTTTGTACATATATATCAGGAATAGCACCTTTCATGTTCTGGGCATATATGTATGCCATCTGGAACATGCGATTACCTAACCTTCCAAAATATACATCCGGATTAACCATACTATTTTACTTGTTTAGCTTGGCGAATCGCCTTAACCTTTTCTTCAATTTCATCTACAACCTCGACGTAGAGCTTACCGTCTTTAACAACAGTGTGTAGTGCTTTCTCAAATTCACCAAGCTGTGAACTCACGTGATCATTAATAATCGGCACAAGTTTATTCTTTATAAGCTGTGCTTGCTCACCCTTTTTTTCAACTTCTGATACTTCAGATTGGTACTTATCGGCTACCTCTTTAATCTTGTCTTTTAAGGATTTAATTTCCTCTTTCTTGATAAGACATTCTTGGTACCAAGGGTCAACGATCTTGTAATAATTTTCTGTTAATTTTTCTACAATAGGTTTTACATACTCCTCGATGGATACAAGTTCTTTTTGAAGTTCATCAATTAAATCATTACCTTTGACTTCGATAAGTCTTGACCCTGTATAATTTTTTTCAGACAATACCTCTGGTGCTATTTGCATAATTGTTCTATTTTATTCACCCATTCTTTATAATATTCCGCTATGTTGTAGTTTTTTAAGACATACTCATGCGCGGTTTCCGCCTTTTCCTTGTAGGAAGCGTACTTTTCCTTGACATCAACAATTGTATCATGCCAATTATCTTGTATAACTGTCATATATTGTTCATCAACTCCTTGGTACGGCGAAAGACCGTTCTGGAACCCTTGCGCTACCACAGGTATTTTTAGTAGCGACATCTCGAGGAACTTTAAATTAGATTTACAATAATTAAAGTACATGTCTTTTCTTGGTATAATTGCCAGATCGAGAGCTAACTTTGAAACAGTATGAATATACTCTGTAATCTTGCAATACGGGTGCATCTCTACATTCTTTAGAGAAGACCAAAAATCATAATCAGGCTGTGAAATAGACAGATGCGTTCCATCTTTAAATTTTACCCCCATAACCACAATGGTGTACTCATTTGTAGCATCCAAGCGCCTCAAATCTTCTTTTATGTGATCGTAATCTTCATTACTAGTAACTGATCCAATAAGACCGATTCTAAACTTACCTGTGTCATTTTTACGGCATGGGATTCTATCTAGTGGGTCAATAGTATTTTTTAACACAACCACATTACTGTTTAGCTTAGAGTATTCATCAGCCAGAATAGGTGTTGAAGCAATGACCCCATCAGCAAATTTTGCAAAATTGTTAAGCGAACTGTTCAATTTCTTTGCTATTGCACGTTGTGCATCATTCTCAAGTTTATCCATTGGGATAGTTGAGTATGAATCATCATTTTCAAATATAATTTTTTTACCCTTTTTCTTCATTAAAATTGCAAAGTCGAACATCTTTTGTTCGGTTGGACGCTGGAACACTAAGACATCAGACTTTTCTGCCTTTGAATATAGCTCGCCTTGCGATAATTGAGACCCACTGCGTATAAAATCAGTGACGACACCATTACCAGAATAAACTCCTGGTAAATACCCTCTGTAGTAGTAACAAAATGGGTACTGGCCGTTGATAAACAAAATCTTCATTACTTCTTCTTAGAAACTTTTTTTGTAGTCTTTTTTTCTTTAATCACCTTGGCTGGGGTTACAGTCTTTTCAGACTTAGTGGTGCATGTATGATCCTCATTACTTCTAAATTGAGTTTCGCAATCTGTACAAAAATTATAACGAGCGTTTATTTGGTTAATCATTTATTTTTAGAGCTTTAAAAATCTTGTCTAATTTTCTATCCAAATCAGTAAGTTTGGTCTCCAATTCATCAACTTTTTTAACTTGATTTGGTGGAGTGTTTCTGTCTGGTGCGTCAACAGCAACCTTTGTGTGCAAATGTGCTTGAGCCGCTAATTTTTTATCTTCTGCAACCTTTTGAATCTCAGCGTATCTTTCTGGATTCACTATTTGTCTATTTCTAATAATGTAACCACCGTTTGTTTCGTCAATTAAGTTGATAATTTGATCGTGCATGTCTTTTATTACTGCTTTGCGAGACATATGACCACTGACGTTGATTGACATAAAATAATTATACAACCAAAACAAAAAACCGCCAAGAGGCGGCTTGATGTTTGATTTATGCGTTGAATTAAAGTCCAACTGCGATAGAGTGAGAACGAATCTTAACAGCTGCATCATCACGATTCTCAACAACTCCGTAACAAAGATCAATTGTAACGAGGTCACCAAGATATTCATGAACGTATGATTGTTGAACGCGTACTCCTTCTGATCCAACCATTCCCTTTGCTGATTTAACAGGCATAGAGAGGCGAGCCCAGTGGATAGCATCCTTGTGTGCAAGGAGGTTAAGACGTGCGCCGTTGTCACCAACTGCTCCGCCTCCAACTGGTACTGCTGGTGAAACAATAACTGGAATACCATAGAGCATAGGTGTTGGGCGCTCTGTGCGTGGTAGTTCAGTCTTTGTGTTCTGCCATAGTGTCAACTTATCTACTGAGCCAACTTGGCGGTAGAAAGTATTTGGGTGGAATACCCAAGCTGTTTCACCACCATAAACTGGAACACCTGCTGTTTCAAGAACAGCGATAGATGCAAGAAGTGTTGAGTCAGCAACATTTTGTGTACCAAGTCCAACAACGTTAGTTGTGAAACCTGTGAACAATGCTGCAATATCATCTTCAAGATCTGCACCAATCTCGAAAGCACCACCCTTAGCGATTCTCTCTTGTAGGTAGTAAGACTTCTTAACTTGTGCTGCTTCTCGGTCTTCGATAACATATGATGCTTCTTTCCATGTTGAAACATTAAGAGTTACATTTGTATATGTTGGTGAAGACAAAGTTACCTGAGCATTAACTGTCTTTGCATTTGTAGAAAGAGCAGAAATGTTAGGTGTGTAAACTGCCGCGCCTCCATCTACGAGTTCGTCTGAACGATCAATGAAGAATGCTGCAAGTTTAAGTTCGTAACGGAAATAATCATTAATCATATTTCCCCATAGCAATGGAATATCGACTGTCAAATCGCCTCCATTACCTCCTGTAAAACCGTTTGTACCTAGTCCCATACTATTTATTGTTTAATTCTCTCCAGAGTTCTATGTGCTTATCTTTCGAAAGACCTGGTGTGGTAATGGTTTCAGCCTTTTTTACTTGACCAGAACTTCTTGACGCACCAAGCTGTGCTTTTTTTTCACGTCTTTCGTCTTCTTTATTTTTCTTGAGCGCTATAAAGATTGGGTCATCTTGAACTTCGAGTAATGGCTTATTGCGCACCTTCGACAGTGCTTTAAGTTCATTTAGAAGATCAATATCCATTCCTTGTGCACGCAATACCGTAGCAGCAATATCGTCTTGGGAAAGATTTTGATTACTAATTGTTTGAGTGGCTTTTTGACGAATTCCTTTTAATTCATCCTCAGCTTTTTTTGCTCTAGCTGTCAATTGTTGACGTGCTGTCTTTTCACGCTCTAATTGTTCACGTAGAGACGAAATATCCTCAATCTCTGATACTTCTGGCAATTCATCCAAGTCGATTAAGATCTCTTGGTCATCTGCTGAATTTGTGGCTTCAACTACCTGGTTGTCTTGTTCAGACATGTTTTTTACATGGTTTATGCCTCACATGCTGGCGTTAAAGGTGGATTATGCTTTACCACCATGCTAGTAACAAAACAAATAATACTAAAGTCAATGTGTCGCTTTAAACAGTTAAATCTTTCTGAGCTTTCACTTTTTGGGCAATCTTTTTTGCGTATCCTTCAATATCATCTTTGAAGATCCCAGCATATCTTTTAAGCAGTCTTTCTTTTTCTTTTATAGAAGATAAATTAGATTGTTGGATCGTCTTCTGTTTTAAAATTTGTTTTCGGATCATACATTTGTTCTA